GTATGGTATGTATACCCAAACCATAAACCAAGCTCTAGATGTTGTCAGTGATCTATCACTATTATTGCCTACAAGTTTAAATCATAAAAAAAAATATAAAATAGTATTTAGTATTAACAGTTTACCCACTAAAAAACCAAAAAGTGAATAAATAAAATATTTTAGTAAGTATAATATATATTTTAGTAAAAAATTAAATATATATGTATATTATAATGTCTGGAAATACGTCACAAAATTATTTACAGCAACAGTATAACTTATTGAAAGCTCAATCAAATAATAATACAAATTTTCAAGTAGAATATATTAATAACAATACGACCATATTGGTTAGTAATTTAAGTGAAAGCGAAATTGTTAATTTAAAAATTAATACGCCACGCTATGGTATGATTATATACGTTCAATATGTAAAGATAAAAACTAATATTTCCTCAACCCCTAATCAGATACTTACTGATGATCTGAATGAATCTATTTCATTGTTAAAAACTAATAAGTCTTACGGACAACCGTTTCAATCAGTATTTGGTAGTTCAAACTATTCTGTAAACGCAGTAGCAGATATAACTTCCAATATATTAAATATAAACACTGAAAATATGATTAAAACATATAAACTACAATTAATTGCGCTACCGCTATCTGCTGTCCCGAATACAGTAGGGGGTGTTAGTATTAAAGCTTATACTGTTACTGGCGCATTAGTTGCGTTTGGTGGTAGCAGTAGTTTTATGCATCATTGTGGTGGGGCCCTTCCATCTACCACATCAAATTATATTGTATATTATTGGAACTTTAAAGATGCTAATCAGAATTCAACATGTCTTAATGCGCTCGGATCACATGTCCAATGCCATGGTACCGCCCACCCAAATAGGTGTCCGGCCGGCTAATAGATATAGTCATTATTGCTGTTGTTATTCTAATAGCATCATTTATAATAGGAATAAGTATTTTTGTTGCTCAATTATTACTATATAAAAATCTGTTTACCAATATAACTAACAAATAAACTAGATTTTCTAGATTTTTTACGCATTTGCGAGAGGTGCTTTCGTTGTCGCCGCTTAGTATCTGCCAAAACCCAAATCGTCTGAATTAATATTATTATTTGAAAAGCTCAATACAATATATTCTCATTCGTGGGAATAGAAAAATACAAATAATTAGGCTCGGTCCTAAAATAGCCAACACGTGCTCCCGGGCCTTCCATTGCCGGCGGCTGCGGATACACCTCGTTTGACTTGTTCGGCTTACTGTGATACAGTGCGCCGCAGAATTCAGCCCGAGTACACGTGCCCTCATCCGGGTTATTATAGTAGCGCAAATTGTTAGTTTGTTGCTTAAACGACGGAAGCGAAAAAATCGGATAATGCCACCATATTGTGCTGGCACTATCGTTTGACACTTGGTTCTTTCCTATGCGCGGATAATCGTCTAGAATTGCTTGGGTTTCGGATCCAAAGTTGGATGCCTTTAAATTGTTTTTATAATGATTATTATGAAAACCGTCCATTTTAGAATTATAGGGCCCCGCGCCTAATGCTAAAACTAATATTATCAATAAGAATACAGCGCTTTTTGTAAAAGTATTCATTATAATATATACTTTTATAAAAACAAAAACTAAAAATAAACACTATTTATAAAATCTACTTAAAATCATTGCCATATATATTTGTAACATATGGAAACAAATGATATGCGTGTATTAAAGCGAGATGGACAGCTTGAAACCGTCGCCTTTGATAAAATATTAAATCGTATTCGCAAATTAGGCATAGAAGCTCAAATACAAATAAATTACACTCAATTGGCAATAAAGGTAATTGATCAGCTGTATGATGAGATACCGACTGCCAAAATAGACGAATTGGCTGCCGAGCAATGTGCCGCAATGGCCACACTACATCCCGACTACGGCACTCTTGCGTCTCGTATTATAGTATCCAATCATCAAAAAAATACTAGTTCCAATTTTTGTGAGGTAGTGGATGGCCTTTACAACTACGTCAATGTATTAGGCGAGAATAAGCCGCTATTAGCTAAAACATTCTGGGATTTTACCAACCTCTTTGCCGACCAATTAAATGGAATGATTGATTATAATCGTGACTATTTAATAGACTATTTCGGATTTAAGACATTGGAGCGGGCCTACCTATTCAAAAATGGCGACAAAACAGTGGAACGTCCGCAGCATATGTGGTTAAGAGTCGCTATAGGAATTCACGCATTTACGGATGGTCTCAGTCACGAGACTGTATTACAACTAATTAAGGAAACCTATGATCTTATGTCGCTAAAATTCTTTACACATGCGACGCCCACTTTATTCAACGCCGGGACGCCTAAACCGCAATTAAGCTCTTGTTATTTAATAGCAATGGAAGACGACAGCATTGACGGTATTTTTAATACGCTCAAAGACTGTGCACGCATTTCCAAATGGGCCGGCGGAATCGGTCTCCATATCCATAATATCCGAGCCAAGGGTACCCATATCCAAGGCACCAATGGTATATCAAATGGAATAGTGCCAATGTTGCGCGTATTTAACAATACCGCAAGATACGTAGATCAAGGCGGCAACAAGCGCAACGGCTCATTTGCCGTCTATTTGGAGCCGTGGCATGCCGACATTTACGACTTTTTAGAGCTTAAAAAGAACCACGGCGACGAAGAGTTGAAAGCGCGCGACCTCTTTTACGCATTATGGATCCCCGACCTATTTATGGAGCGCGTCAAGGAACCTAACGGCAAATGGTCTCTGTTTTGCCCGCATGAGTGTTCGGGTCTTAGTGATGTGGTGGGGAAAACATTCGTGGATCTCTATAAAAAATACGAGGATGAGGGTAAGGCATTTAAAACGGTTTTGGCGCGCGATTTATGGTTTAAAATATTGGATGCGCAAATGGAGACCGGTACGCCCTATTTGTTATACAAAGACGCGGCCAATAAGAAGTCAAATCAGCAGAATTTAGGCACCATTAAGAGCTCCAATTTGTGTGTGGTCTACGATACTTATATTTTAACGGATAAGGGGTACTTGTGTATAGGTGAATTAGAGGGGCAGCAAGTCAATGTGTGGAACGGATACGAATATTCGCTAGTAACAGTTAAGAAAACGGGAACCAATCAGCCGATTATGAAAGTGACATGCGGTATCAATGGAGATAAAGACATGGTATTAAGACTAGAATGTACGCCACAACATAAATTTTATATTACAGTAGAGGAGGATGTAATTGGAGAGTTTAATCATTGGCAAAAGGTAACATATGTCAAGCAAATAGATGCCAAGGATTTAAAGTTAGGTATGCGTTTGATTGGATGTACGATGCCTACAACCGAAGGCAGCCGTAGCTTTACCGAAGGTTGCCGTAGCTTTACCGAAGGTTGCAGTAGCTTTACCGAAGGTTGCCGTAGCTTTACCGAAGGTTGCAGTAGCTTTACCGAAGGTTGCAGTAGCTTTACCGAAGGCAGCTACGACTTTATGTCAGTTGTAGCTTTGGAGGATTACGGCAAAACAGCGGACACGTTCTGCTTTACGGAGCCTAAGCGGCATATGGGTGTGTTTAATGGCATCTTAACGGGGCAGTGTACAGAAATCATTGAATATTCGAATGAAAATGAAACCGCGGTGTGTAATTTAGCGTCAATTGCATTGCCGTCGTTTGTGAATGCGGCGACCAAAGAATTCGATTATGATAATTTACATAAAATTACCAAAACAGTCACCTATAATCTAAATCGTGTAATAGATATCAACTTTTATCCGACGGAGAAAACTAAGTTAAGTAATCTACGCCATAGACCAATCGGAATTGGCGTCCAAGGATTAGCTGATGTGTATATGCTAATGGATATTTCCTTTCATTCCGATAAAGCAAAGGAAATAAATAAACTCATATTTGAAACTATTTATCACGCAGCACTAACAAAAAGCAATGAATTGGCTGTAGAGCGTAAACAGCAGTACCAAAGACTAATAAATCTACACAAAATGAGCATGCTAATAGGGAAAGAAATATTTTTGCCCGAAAACGTAATAGGTGCTTATAGTTCTTTTGCGGGGTCTCCCGCATCAGAAGGCATACTTCAGTTTGATATGTGGAATGTAACGCCTACCGACCGTTATGATTGGACGCAATTAAAGAAGTCAATTGTAGAAAATGGGTTGAGAAATTCACTATTAGTTGCGCCGATGCCGACTGCGTCAACGTCGCAAATATTGGGTTTCAATGAATGTTTTGAACCGTTTACAAGTAATATATATACGCGCCGCACATTGGCGGGTGAATTTGTAATTGTAAATAAATATTTAATGAGAGAATTAATAGATTTAGGGTTGTGGAACGAACAGATTAAAAACAATATAGTATTAAACAAGGGGTCAGTTCAGCAACTAACAATGTTATCGGAACATTTACGCAATAAATACAAGACAGTGTGGGAAATACCAATGAGACATATAATAGACATGTCGGCAGATAGAGGCGCCTATATATGTCAGAGCCAAAGCTTGAATTTGTGGATGGAGGATCCCGTATATAACAAACTAACATCCATGCATTTTTATGCTTGGGAAAAAGGTTTAAAAACGGGTATTTACTATTTAAGAAGAAAAGCCAAACATAATGCGCAGCAATTTACTATTGAGCCCGAATCAAAGAATACTAAAAATAGTGAAAGCATTTGCGAGATGTGTAGTGCTTAAATGCTAGTATTGCTGCTATCACTGCTATTACTAGTGCTACTACGATTGCTACTATTGCCGCTACTAGTAGATTTATTGCTGATTTTAACAATAGGTATAGGTGTAGGTATAGGAGTAGATGTACTACTGCGTCTGCTAACAGTGCTATTTTTTGCGCTGCTACTGATGCGTCTACTGCTCTTGTTAGAGCTGCTTTTTTTGATATGAATAATAGGTTCCATATAATTCGCGTCATTATTTGAGGAACAAGAGTAATTATTTGGCGAAATTTGAATAATATAATCTGTAATATATTGATTGGTACCGCAAACGTCAAATGCTTGTGGCAATGTAATACAAAAGACTCTTAAACAGATAACAGCGTCTATGATAGCATCATGTAATAATTGTGGGTTGGGTTCATAACCAAAAAAATATTGATACGCTTCTATTAATTTAGGCGATTTTATTCGGTAATATTCTTTCTGTTCATCGGTATCAGTATTACTGGTCCGTGTGTATACGTATTGTTGTTTCAATTTACAAATTGGCTTGGTAATTTCCATAGTACATTTAAAATGCTTATGATTCATCATATTTTTTATGGTATCAATTATATTTATTTCGTCTTCATTATCATCTTCATCGGCGTATTCTTGAATCCGAATTAATTCAGCAATAATCATTCTTCTATCAAAATCAACATTATGTCCTACAATTACGTCGGCAATTTCACAATCCTCAATGAATTCTTTTAAAGCATCATAAATTTTAGCGCGATTCATTTCATCGGCAGTTGTAATCGTTTTTCGGGTAATGTGATGAATTTTTGTGCTTTCCTTGGAAATTTTAACGGATTTAGGTATTTCAATGTATTTATTAAAGATTTTCGCATTTTTATTGTGTGGTTTATCGGTATCATATAATATATAACTGAGTTGAATAATATGAGGCCAATCATCAATATATTGAGACCACGTGGATGTATCTTTAAAAAAATTGTTGAAATTTAAAAGGTTATTTTGGGTGGTTTTTGCCATTTGTGGCGGCAAATGAGTTGTTTCGGTATCAAACACTAATATTCTCATATATTTGTAATATATTACAATAGTAAAAAAAGTTTATATTCTTTTTACTATTATTAGACTAAAATGCGTTATGTCGCAAATTCTTTACAAATGCCAAACGATTTTCGGTGCCATTTAGTAATTCCATACTGTTTAATTCCATTTATGTGTTTTTGGGAACCATAACCTTTGTTAGTATCAATTCCATAACGCTCGATCAAATCCGGATTGGCAAAACAAAGCTCTTCAATATATTTATCCCTTTCCACCTTTGCTAAAATAGACGCGGCCGCAATAGCAGTATACTTGTTGTCGCCGCCCTCTACAAGTTGGGATTTAATAAGTGTCTCATTTTTTGGTTTTGTATTTGGTTTTGTATTTGGTTTTTGTTCCATTATAGAAAGTGGATTAAAATAATTGCCGTCAACTAACAGCAAAATATTATCTAGTGTGGTTGTGGCGGTGGTAGTAGAAGACTGAATTTTATAAATAACATCTTTAATTGCCTTGTGCATTGCTGACTGTGTCGCTTGTAAAATATTGATTTTATCAATTACTTCCTCATCTTCGTATTGGACGGACCAAGCAATAGCATTATTTTTAATATATTCAGCAGCGACCTCAATTTTTTTTTTGGAGTGGAATTTTTTGCTGTCTTTCATTAAAGAGTGGTTGTATGAGCAATCTTTAGGTAAAATTACTGCTGCCGCATATACTCTACCTAACATTGGTCCCCGCCCCGCCTCATCTACGCCAATTTCAATAATATGTGGTAAAGTAGTAAGACACGTTTCTAGAATCGTCTTTGCTGTTGGTTTTTTCTTTATTATTTGTTGTATATTGCTATCATCGTCGTCTACAATAATAGCACTAACACTGTCATTATTCATTTTGGCCATTGGTATATAATGTATATATTTATCATACAAGAATAAATATATATCAATTTTTTAAATATTGTAATTATATAAAGTTTTATATATATTTTTTCACTATATAAAATATAAAATGAATAATAAATTACTCCTACTTTTTATTATATTATTATTAGGCCTCCTCTTGTGTTCATTTTTAGGCGGGTATGGATGTAAAGAAGGTTTCACACAAGAATCAAGCACAATGAATTTTACAGCATCTAATGGTTCAACTGCTGTAGTGATTGTAGGCGGTGATGGCCCTAGTACTGCTACCGTAACTAACACAGATGGCAGCATGATGATGTATTCACAAACAGACATAAAAGAAGGTCCGTATGGTACATCTATTTTTTATACTGAGACAAATGGTGGAACGGCAATATTAGTAACGGCGAATTCGGGTGTTAGTACGTTTAGCACAAAAGACGCAACGGGATCAAATCAAATAGATTATTCACTAGCATCACAAACAACCACTGACACAAGTACAACTACAAGTACAAGCGCCGATCCAAATTCTTCAGCCGAATATAATAATTACAACCATTATAATGGTACATCATATCCAACTATATTTTATGGACCAAACGGAGGTACCGCTCGCATAATTAATACCGCAAATAATGGCACCATTGTAACCACAAGTAGCAACGGCACCACACAAATTTACTATATTAATAAGGATACTCCTAACCCTACAGTTGCGTCGTATTATGGACCCAATGGCGGTTCGGCTAAAATAATAACTGACAGCAATGGTAAAAAGGCTGTAGAAATTATGCTGCCGAATGGAACAAAAATAGTTTATTATGCTGATAATATTTATCAAACTACCCAAGATGAAAGCATGAATCAATACAATCCCGACACTGTAACAACTGGATCAGATTACAATAACGCATTTACATCGTCTTCCTATTATGGACCTAATGGAGGTGAAGTAAACACAGTAATGGGACCCGCCGGAAATACATATGCTACATATGATTCGTCGGCGTATTACAATTCATTGCCACAAGGAATCCCTAAAAGTTTGATACCGCAAGGACAAGAGGATTTATATATATTAAAATCGCAAGTAGTGCCCCCCGTTTGCCCCGCATGTCCGCCGCCAATAATAGAGTGTCCCAACAATCAAGATAATACAAAATGTCCTCCATGCCCTCCATGCAGTCGCTGCCCGGAGCCATCATTTGAATGCGCAAAAGTCCCCAATTATAGCGCATTTAATCCCGATACGATGCCGGTCCCCGTTTTAAATGATTTCTCGGGTTTCGGTTTATAAACGAGTTTTGGATTCAATCGTCAACATAAATATTTATTTTCATATGTATATTTCCAATACCACAATAACCGTAAAACGATGTCTTTAATAGTTCAGCGTCGTTATTTACTTCAAAACGCAATGTGCGCGACGGTGTAAAATCGTTTTGATAGTAACCTGGCGAAAACTCGTTTTCTAAGCATAGACCCAATGGCGTAAAATTGACGCAGTCTAAATCCAATAATTTATAGCGTGTCCCAACAACAATATTATTGGCGGACAAGCCGTATTTATTAGCCACAGC